AATCCAAACCAAAATTTAGATTACAATTGGGCTAGAGATTTACCTAATAATACAGTAGAAGAAATAATTAACCATTATAAAGATGATTATAATATTTACCATATAAAAAGAGAAGATCAAAAATCATACCCTAATACTATTCCAGCAACTGAAGGGATTAGAGAAATAGCTGTATTAATTAAATTATCAAGAAGAAGATTGTTTATAGATAGTTTTGCACAACATTTATCTGTAGCTTTACATAAACACTCAACAGTATGTTGGGTAACAACAACTCCTAAACAATTTAGCTACAAAAATCCAACAACATTACACCCATACCATTATACAATTAAAGCAAATGAACCTGAGTTTGAATCCCAACATACAACATTTCAAGGTTATGATTTAGTAGAACATTTAAATAATTTGCCTTATACATCTCCTGATCGTATATTTGAGGGAATTAACATTATTGAAAATATAGAAAGACAAAAATATAATTTATTTTAATATGCATTTATCATACAATTTTGACAGAAAAGAAAACGATTCTCAAAACTATTATTTCTTTAAAGAAGGATTTAGTAAAGAGGAATTAAATAAAATAGAACAAAATATATTAGATTTACCTTGGCACATCGCTACTACAGTAGGTGGAGACGATGATACTAATAGAAAATCTAATATTAAATGGATCCCTCAAAACGATAATTGGTGGTGGTTATATGAAAAGTTATCAGATATGGCAGTGTCAGCTAATAATGAATTATGGGATTTTGATTTATCACAAATACCAGAACAAATTCAGTATACAGAATATCATGCTCCAGCAGGTCATTATGATTGGCATCAAGATATTGGCCCAGGGATGTTGTCTAAAAGAAAAATATCAATAACAGTCCAATTATCTGAACCAGATGAATATGAAGGTGGCATTTTAGAATTATTTAGAGGAGGAAGCACAGAAGGACCATTTATTGAAGCAGAAAAAAATGCAGGTTGTGTATTTATTTTTCCTTCTTATATGATGCATAGGGTAACACCAGTAACAAAAGGAACAAGAAAATCTTTTGTATTATGGTTAGGTGGAGGACATTATAGATAGTATATGATAAAGAATTTAGCAAAATTAGCAGTAGATAATGGTGGTTTACTAACACCTTTAATCATACCCGGAGAATTAACTGATGGTACTGGTTTATGTAATGTTAGTATTTACAAAGAAGAAGATGGAAGATTAATAGCAAATGTTAGGCATGTGCATTATTCCTTATATCATGCAGAGTTTGAACAAAAATTCTATTGTAAATATGGTACTTTATCTTATTTAAATCCTGAAGATGATATTAAATTAAGAACAGGAAATTATTTATGTAATTTAAACTCTGACACCTTAGAAGTAGAAACCTACCAAAAAATAGATACCTCCAAACACGATACCCCTCCAGTATGGACTTTTATTGGGTTAGAAGATGTTCGAGTACTTAGGTGGGATAATATTCTTTATGTTTGTGGTGTAAGAAGAGATGTTAAACCTGATGGAGAAGGCAGAATGGAACTTTGTAAGATTAATTGGGATGAAGATGTTTGTATTGAAGAAACAAGAGATAGAATTGAAGTAGACCCACATACTTACTTAGAAAAAAATTGGATGCCAGTATTAGATATGCCAATGCATTTCATTAGATGGTGTGACCCACTACAAGTAATGAAAATTGACCCAGTTAATAATACCAGTGAAGTTGTAGTTGAAAAAAATTATGATTTAGATATTCCAAGGGAATTAAGAGGTGGATCTCAAGTAATACCTTATGGTAATGAAGGAGATAGAATATGTTTAACTCATGGTTGTTTATTTTTTCATCACCCAGGTAAACATAAAGATGCTCAATACTACCATAGGTTTGTTATATGGGATAAAAACTGGAATTTAAAATCTTTAACAAAACCCTTTAAATTTATGGATGCACAAATTGAATTTGCTTGTGGGTTAGTAGTAGATGGTGATAATTTTATAGCTACTTTTGGTTACCAAGATAATGCTGCTTATGCATTAAGATTACCTATTAATTTATTAGATAAACTAGAATGGGAAGATAAAAGCGTATGGAAAAACTAAAAAAATATTTATACAAGTATTTAGATAATACTACTGATCCTTACATTAATGCTAAATTAGCTGAGGAATATGAAAAATTAGGCCAAGGAGCATCAGCACTATCTTTCTTTTTAAGAGCAGCAGAATTAACTTGGAAGACAGACCCAGAATTTGCTTATTGTTGTGTTTTAAAAACATGGAAACAAATGCATAAAACAACTCGAAGACCTAATTGGGAGCGAGAACAATTACAAACAGCAATAGCATTTTTACCCCAAAGACCAGAGGCATATTTACATTTAAGTTTATGGCATTCTAGCAGAAAAGAGTGGAAACCATCTTATATGTATGCTTGTTTAGGAATAGAACATACAGGTAAAGATCCACTAATTTACGATGTTGACTACCCAGGGGACTATATGTTATTATTTCAAAAGGCATATACTGCATGGTATGTTGGTCAAAGGAAAGAATCTGCTAAATTATGGAAAGAATTAGGCACTCTTTCTAATGTTAAAGCAGAACACATGCAAATAATACAAAATAACATACTTAATTTATGTTGAAATATTTATTAACGTTACGTTAACTGAAATTAACTAAAACAAACACTATGAGTTGGACCTATAAAGGAAACAAAATGGTCGATATCACTCAATTCCCAGAAAATACATACGGTTTTGTTTATATAAATAAACATATACCTTCAGGGAAATCATATATCGGAAAAAAAGTTTTACAATTTACTAAAAAAGTAAAGCTTGGTAAAAAAGAACTAGCTGCCTTAACAGGAGTAGTTGGCCGTCGCCCTTCATATAAAATAGCAGTTAAAGAATCTGATTGGAAGAATTATTATGGTTCTCAAAAGGATATTAAACAATTGTTAATTGAAGGTAAAAAAGATGAATTTGAACGTACTATACTAAAATGTGTACCTAATAAAAAATCATTAACATATTTTGAACTTAAATACCAGATGGTATACCAAGTATTAGAAAAACCAGACGAGTTTTTTAATGATAATATTTTAGGTAAATTTTTTACTAAAGACTTGATAGATATTAACTATGAAGACCCTTTGGAAATTAAAATACATTAACGTATATTACGGTTATGGTAAATCAGTTATTAGTTACTTTAGTAAATTCTGTATTAGGCACAGGCAAGCAAACTGCTCGTGGTAATATAGCATATACTTGCCCTCATTGTAAACACCATAAACCTAAATTAGAAGTTAATTTTACTGAAAATAAACAAGGAAATAATCCATGGCATTGTTGGGTATGTGATAAAAAGGGTAAAAATATACTTTATTTATTAAAAGCTGCTGGTGCTTCACCTGACAAAATAGCTGAAGCTAAAACATATGTTAAAGATGTTACATATATAACTGATAATAATACACCAAAATATTTCTTAAAATTACCAGAAGAATTTATACCATTAAAAGAAGTTAATAAATCGGATATTATGGCTAGACATGCTTTAGCTTATTTAAGTGCTAGAAATATAGATAAAAAAGATATTCTTAAATATAATATAGGTTATTGTAAAGAAGGTTTATATAAAAATATGATTATACTTCCAACATATGATGTAGATGGTAATATAAATTATTTTACGGGGCGTTCATTTGAAAAAGAACCATACATTAAGTATAGAAATCCCCAAGTAAGTAGAGATATAATCCCTAATGAATATTTTATTAATTGGAATATACCTATTATTTTATGTGAAGGACCATTTGATGCTATTGCTATAAAAAGAAACGCAATTCCACTATTAGGAAAAAATATACAAAGTAGTTTAATGAAAAAAATAGTTACTTCTGTAGTAGATAAAATTTATATTGCATTAGATAGGGATGCAATTAAACAAGCTTTGAAATTCTGCGAGCGATTAATGGCAGAAGGCAAAGAAGTCTATCTTGTTGATATGCAAGATAAGGACCCGAGTGAAATGGGTTTTGAAAATTTTACAAGATTAATACAAAAAACAGTTCCTTTAACCTATTATAATTTAATGGAACAAAAACTATCTATATGATAAAGAAATCTTATAACAGAATTCTAGAGATCTCAGACGATCACAAACAAATTACACTACCTGATTCAAGGTATTACAGACGTAATGGTGAGTATTACCCATCTATTACATATGTTTTAAATGCCTATCCTAAAGGTAAATATTTTGAAGACTGGCTTAAAAAAGTAGGTTATAGTGCTGAATGGATTGTTAAGAAAGCAGCAGAGGAAGGTACAGCAGTACATGAAATGATTGAAGAATATTTTGAAGGTAAAGAATTAAAATATTTAAATGAAAGTGGTTATCCTAAAATGGCACCTCATGTTTGGCAAATGTTGTTACGTTTTGTTGATTTTTGGGAAACATATAAACCAACATTAGTTGAAACAGAAGTATCATTATTCTCAGATAAATTAAAAGTAGCAGGTACTTGTGATTTAGTATGTGAAATTGAAATTGATGGTAAAATGGAGCGTTGGGTTATTGATTTTAAAACTAGTAACCATTTACAAACAACTTATGATCTACAAGGTGCTGTTTATGCTCAATGTTACGAAGAATGCTTTGGTAAAAAGATAGATAGAGTAGGTGTATTATGGCTTAAATCTAAATCTAGAGGGGCAGATAAATCTGGCAAACGTATAAAAGGTAAAAATTGGGAAATATATGAGTCACCTCGTACTCAAGAGGAAAATTTAGACATATTTGAATCAGTTAAAAAATTATTTGATCTAGAGAACCCAAAACATAAACCAGCTACTCAAAAATTTGAAACAGTAGTAAAGAGATCAATGTAAACGAACTTTCTATATATTTATAATAAAAATAAATAAATTATGGCTTTATATGCATATCCTGAAAATCCTGGAAATTGGCAAACATTTGTCTTAAGACAAGATGTTAAAGATCTACCAGTGGATCAACAAAGAAAAAAATATTTAACAGAACAACTTCAATACGAAGACTTTATTTCTCAACAAAGATATTTACAAGAAATGTCTCGTGTACAGTTAAATAATCAACTACATCAAGGTGGTAATATTGCAGGTAATAAAGTAAAAGAAGTATCTTTTGCTTCTGAATTTCCTGTAAACATTAATAATACTTCACAATTAAGGGTAGTATTTTTTGAACCAGTACAAGTAGTAGGTGGTGTTCCATTTATTGATGCTATAAACGGGCAACAAGGTGGTGGAAGTCAAGCAACAGTAAGATATGATTATACTCTAGCCGGTTCAACAGAAACATCTTTACTATTTACTCACGTACATACAGCAAATGCTGGTGGTGTTGATGCTGATGTAATTTCTGTAGGGACTGATTTAGTAAGTGGTGGAACAGTAGTTCAACCAACAGCAGCAATCACAGGTGATTATCTTGCAGCAGCTTATACAACAGATTCAGTAGCAGGAACAGGAGTTGTTTTCACAGCAGTTATTGATGGTGGACAACAATTAGTAGAACTTAATGTTACAACAGCAGGTTCAGGATATAAAGTAGGTGATATATTTACATTTGCAAATGACGCATTAGGAGTAGGTTCAACAGGTGGATCCGTTGCAGTAACTTCAATTAATTTAACAGGTGACATTTTAACACTAGCAGGAACTGCAATTAATGAAAATGGTGGTGAAATTTATAACGTAGGAGATAATATAAATGTTCAATTAAACTTAGATTATACTTCAACATCTACTATAACAGCTTTTGTAGTTTAATAAACAAAAACGATTAAAGATAAATGTGGGGGAGCTAGGCTTCCCCATTCTTTTTTCGTATATTTATAACAAAATATATCATGATAAAACTGTACGATCTTATCAAAGAACAAATTGAAAAACCAAAAGCAATAATTCTAGCTGGTGCTCCTGGTGCTGGTAAAGGTTATGTTTTAAGCGGTTTAAATCTTGATGGTATCAAGATACTAAATGTAGATAATGCCTATATTGAACTACTAAAAAAAGCCAATGTATCATTAGATTTAAAAAATGCTGGTCCTGAAGATAGAAGCGAAGCAGCTAAAGCTATGGCAGCAGCTAATAAAGAATTTAAAGGAAAAGTAGCAGCTACAATAGAAGGTAAAGAATCATTTATTTTAGATGGTACAGCGGCGTCAATTAAACAAACAGCTAATTTAAAAAAGGAATTAGAAGAAGCAGGGTATGAAGTATTTATGCTTTATGTTTATACTGATTTAGAACGTTCACTTAGACAAAACCAAGATAGATTTGATAAATCAGGTGGTAAAGATAGAAGTTTAGCACCTGCTATAGTAATGAGAACATGGGCTTCAGTTACTGATAATTATAAAGCATATGAAGCAATGTTTGATAATAAGTTTGTATCAGTTGCTAATACATTAGAAGATGAAAAACTAACTGATATAGCTGATATAGTAAAAAAATATTTAGATCCTTTTAAACCACAAGGTACAAAACCTAAAGATGCTAAAGCACAAGCAAGATCAGATAAATCAAAAGCGGCATTAAATGATAAATTAAAAGAATTATTATCAGATGAACAAGTTCAATTGATAATTAATAATTCAGTATCTAAAGAAGAAGCACAAGCAAAAATAAAACAATTTTTAAGTTAATGAGTTTAGTTAAAGAATTAATAAGTCCTTTATTAGAGGAAGAAAAAAAAGTAGTAGCTGTTTACGGTGGTGGTTTTAAACCTCCAACTGCAGGGCACTTTGAGGTTGTAGATCAAGCTTTAAAAGAAAACCCTAATATAGACGAGTTTATTATTTTAATTGGTGGTAAAGAAAGAGATGGTATTTCACCTGAAGAATCGCTTATTATATGGGACATTTATAAACAATATCTACCTATCAAAGTAGAAGTAAAATTAAGTCCTAAACCACCAATTCAAGCGGTATACAATTATGCTAAAGAACACCCAGATGAAGAAGTATTATTTGTAATAGGTGCTAGAGAAGGTAACGAAGATGATTTTAGTGATATAGCAAAACGAACAAAAGCATTAGATAAATATGATAATTTAGAATTACGTACTATTATTACACAGGGTGGGGCATCAGGTACAGCAGCTAGAAATGCTTCTAAAATATCTGTTGAAAAATTAAGACCACTATTACCTAAACAATTAAAAGATGAAGAGGTAGAAGAAATATTTACTATTATGAGTAATGTAGTAAAAGAAAATGATCCTCAAGATGGTAAAGCTGCACCTTATGGTTCAGGATATGATGAAATAGAAGAAGGTAGAAAAAAGAAAAAGCTAAACGAAGTATTAAACCCAGCTACTTTTAATTATAAACCTATAATTAAATCATTAACTAAAAGTATGGAAGATGATGGTTTACAATTAAAACCTTACCCTAAAATTACTTTTATACATGATGAAGAATCAAATGCTGAAGACTTTTTTGGAAAAACAGCTTATTATGATCCTAATAATAACGAAGTAGTATTATATACATTA